TTTATCGTATTACTCCTGAGCTAAAAGAAACAATAGCTTATGAAGGGTTGCCAATGTTTAACCGCGCTGGTGAAGAAACTGGCAGACTGCATCTCAAGAGAAGCACCTCAGAAACAATAAGCGATCTAATCACTCGTAAAATTCAAGATAAATTCTTACCTGTGAAAAGATTGCAGCAAAGTATTGAAGAGCAAACACAAAATAAAATACATGAGGATGCTGATCCTTATCTAGCTGAAGAGTTATTCTACGGCAAGACCGAGGAGGATCTCCGGCAGATAGATCTAACGCTAGTCGAGCCTTTAATGGAAGATCTAAAAAAATCTGGGCTTTCTGTTAAAGAACTTGATGATTACCTCATGGCGAAACACGCCCCAGAGCGAAACAGGTATATCGCTAGTATCAATGAAGAATTCCCCGATGGAGGTTCTGGTTTAAGCACTTCGGAAGCGCAAGCGCATTTGGCTGAAGTCGCTAAAGATCCGGATAAGTTGGCTGCACTAGAGCGTAATGCTAAACGAATACGCGAAATGGTTGATTATACTCGGGATCTCATGGTTGAAGGGGGTATGGTTTCAGAGATGGAAGCGGCCAGCTGGCAGGATAACTATGATAATTATGTACCGCTAAAAGGTTTTGCTGAAGATGAGAATACTGAGTCAGGATCTCGAGTACCTACTGGCAAAGGTTATGCGATAGGGGGCAAGGAAAATATTAGAGCCCTGGGGAGACATTCCAGAGCTGCAAGTCCTACAGTGCAAGTAATTGCTGATATGACTGCAAAAAATATACGCTTCAGGAAGAACGAGGTGGGGCAGTCATTTTTGAGTTTGGCGGAGCAGTATCCAGATCCTAACTTCTGGCAGATATTTACCGAAGAAAATCCAGACAAAAAATCTACCTTTAACAGCAGATCCAATTCAGTTGAGATGATGCCAGTCAGAATGGCTGGTAATGATGCTTACTTCCCAGTAAAGCGAGAAGGCACTCAATATTACATTAAGATTCAAGATCAAAGATTATTGGATGCTTTACATAAGGTGGGGCCACAAACTCAGAACACCCTTACCCAAATAGCTAATGCAGCAACTCGCTGGCTATCCTTTGTTAATACGGCAGGAAGCCCACAATTCCTAGTAACAAACTTCACTAGAGATATACAAGCTGCGGCTATGAATATTCAGGCCGAGCAAACAAAATTCGGAGGAAGGATAGAAGGGGAAGCTCTGGCGAAAAATGCTGTTGCTAACGTGCGGAAAGCGATATGGGCTATTGGCGGCTATGAGCTAAAGAATCGAATACACGCAAAACCTGATAATGAGTACCAAGCATACTATGATGAGATGCTACAAGTCGGAGGCAAGACAGGATTCTTTGATAGTCCAGATCTTGACAAGCTGGCAGCGGATATTAATGCAAGAGCCAGTGATGCTACAACCACCCAAACAATGCTCAAAATTGGTAGAAAAGTTGTCGATTTTGTAACTGATGTTAATACAGCTGTAGAAAACGGAATAAGATTAAGCACTTATGTTGAAGCAAGGAAGGCTGGGTTAAGTGCCAAAAGATCGGCATCTTTAGTCAAAAATTTGACAGTAAACTTTAATCGTAAGGGCGAGTACGGTCAGTTCATCAATAGTTTTTATATGTTCTTCAACGCTGCGGTGCAAGGCCTTGCTCAATTTGGAGCAACATTATCACCGATTGCAGCAAGCTCGAGCGGAGAGCTGCGGCTGAAGCGCAATCAAAAGGGCAAGGTGGATATTAACTTAGCTCAAAAGATTGCCGGAGGAATGATAATCGCCTCATATGGTTTAGCTGCTATTAATAGACAAATAGGCGGGGATGATGATGATGGTATTGCTTACTTCGATAAGATTCCCCACTCAATCAGAGAAAGAAATCTGATTGTTATGAATCCTAATTATCAGGAAGGCTCTGGTAATCACCAGTATGTAAAGGTTCCTTTGCCTTATGGGTTTAACTTTTTCTGGAATCTTGGTGATTCTTTTGAGGCTATGGTAAATGGATCCGAGCGTAGAAAGAAGGATCTATTTGGAGGAATCATTGGGTCATTTATGACGGCCTTCAGCCCACTCAGTATGCACTCAGTTAAAGAAGATGCTGGAATAGTAGAGGCTGGGTTACTAACAGCAAGCCCCAGTATCATTGTTCCCGCTGCGGAGATTGCCTTTAATACCAATTTCTTCGGAAGCGATATATACAGGGAGAACTTCCCCGCTGGAGCGCAAAGAACAGATGCTCACAATTATTACAATAGCACCAAAACTCCTTACAAAATGATTGCTCAATTTATGAATGATGCTGTTGGCGGTGGATCGGAATACCGCGAAGGGGATATTGGCTTTATGTTTAATACCACAACTGGCATTAGCACAGATTTTAGTCCGGACGCTTTGGAGCACGTTTTTGAATATGCCCTGGGTGGAATCTATCGAGATCTATCCCAAACCTTTGATTTAGCTGAAAGAATTACTACTGACAAAAAGGTAGATTATACCAGAATTCCTTTCGCCTCTAGGATAGTTGGCAGGGATAACACTGATTACGCTGATATTGATGAGTATTATCGCATACGGCAACTCGTTCTAAATGCGCAAAAGGAGTATGACGAAGCTAGAGGAACTGAAAGAACATCTGTTAGAGAGTCAAATCAGGACTTACACCTATTAACGCCTAGAGTTAGAAATGTAGATAAAAGGCTCAGTAACTTACGAGACAGGAGAAATAGGGTGCAGGACGATGAAGATCTTACTCCAAGCCAGAGAGAAGATCAGATAGAAGAGATCAGGATCCGAATGGATGAAGAGGTAGACAAGTTCTATGTAGACTATCAGAAACGATTAGAAAATTTCCAGAACAAATCACGCAGGGGGCGGTAATGAGCTATGGATCCGCTTACTATTATGGCCGGAGCTACAACTGCTTATAACGCAGTAAAGAAGGCTATCCATTACGGAAAAGAATTTGAAGATGTTACAGCCTCAATGGGCAAGTGGTATACGAGAATTGCCAGCGCAAAAGAGGCCCAACAAAAAGCAGCAAATCCTCCTTTTTGGAGAAAAATCGTTTATAAACAATCTGTTGAAAAGGAAGCCTTGGACGCTATAATCATTAAGAAACAAATACAAGAGCAGGAAAAAGGACTAAAGGAACTGATTATGTATACCTATGGAAAGGACACTTTGGAAGAGATGTTTCAGTTACGAAAAGATATAGCAAAAGGAAGAGCGGCTGATGAAGCGGCTCGACAGAAAACCATAAAATCAATTAAAGAAGTGTTCTTGCTAGGTGCTTTGCTAGCCTTTTGTGGCTGGATTTTCTGGGAGTCAGTGAGCTTAATACTGGCACAAGAATGAGTAAGAGCAGCAGTAGAGCAGTAACAGTGAAGCCTAGACCGTCTAGGCCCACACAAAAGACTTCTAAAGTCCCAGTCTTGGTGCGATGGCTTGATATTGTATCTTGGTCTGGATGGAACGAAGATCTCATCAACGAGGGAAGGGATGAGCCAGCTGAGTTTTTTACGCTGGGTTATGTGATAAACGAAACGGAAAGAAAACTAACCATCTCTGATACTGAAAATGCGGTGGGAAATGTTACGACTTTTCCGAAGGGCTGCATTGTCGAAGTAATAGAGTTAGAACCCAAAGAGGCTCCACATGAATCCATTAAAAAAGGTAGGAAAAGCGTTCAAGGCAAAGGTACTAGATCAAAGCGAAGCTGAGGCTGGCGTGTTTGTGCTAGGCGTTGTCTTGGTTGTTATTGGCTTAATATATGTATTGCTTGGCTAATGCTGGGTAGTGTTGCTGGCCCAATATCTGCGGTTCCTTTGACAACTACTCACACAGATATTGAGCGTAAAGTTATTGCATCTCCAGATACCTCGAAAGATCGAGTGATTCAGGAGGTTACAGTAGTCGATGTGTACGACTGGCGAGGCGTTAAATCCTCTGTTACTCGAACTCATACGGTCGACTATCTGGTATAGCTATATAATCAACGCACCGATCAACAGTATTATAAATAGCGTTAAAGCATAGACGTTAGATCTATTGGTAAGTATTGATCTTTCGTCTAGCCAGTCTTTCGTTTCGATCAGGAATTGTTTTAGTCTTTCTAGTGATACTGTGAGCCAAGTTAGCATGGTAATTACCTCATGAAGTATTTAATGTTTGTTATTCTAATGCTTGTGTCGTGCTCATCCTCTAACAGCTTCTCATACAAGCTCGAATATTATGATGATTTTAACACTATGAGTCAGGATATATTCGTTAGAAATGTTAGAGATTGTCGCAAGCAAAGCCTGTGTAGGGCTGACGAGCTATTCGATAGTTTCTACTGGCAACATAAACGTATCTGATTATTTGTACCATCGAGCATCTCTGTCGGTGTTGATGTGTCTACAATGTGCTGTTATTTCTGGCGTTTCGGGCTGCTGGTTTAATCGCTCTGCAAAAAACAGACAGCGGTTTATATCTCTAAAGCATAATGCCTGATCGCAGCTCTGAGCTACTTCCTGGCCTTCTATAACAACCATCAATATAAAAAGCACCATATCTTTCCCCTATATGTTTCATGTGAAACATTTAAGATGCGTTAGATCTCTGCGCTTCTTCCTCTAGTTTTTTTACCTTAGCTTCTGCTTCCTTGACGTAAAAGCCGCATTTTCCAAGATCCAACGATCCGCCTTTTTCTGTAAACCTTGATAGGTATTTAAAAGCGCAAGCTATATCGTGCGCCAGCATACCTTGTAATGGCTCTACTATTGCTTCCTGTATGTCTCTCGTTTCGATTTGAGATCCGCAAGACTTACACTTAGCTAGCATATAGTGAGGTGGGGAGTTGACCATATCAACCCCCTTGTCCTCGTCTTTATCAGAATGGAATGTCATCATCCGAAACCTCTATAGTTTTTGAGGCCATAGTTTTGTCTGCTGATGCAGCGTCCTTTGATCCTCCTATATTACCGCCTAGCATATCCATGTCAGAAACGATAACTTCTGTTATGTACTTTTTTTCTCCATTAGATTCATAAGATCTGGTTTTATTCTTACCAACGATTGATAAAAGCTGTCCTTTCTTTACATAACTCTCTACAACGCCAGCCAAACCATGCTTAAACACTAGGTTATGCCAGTCAGTATGCTCCTTTTTCTCGCCAGTCTTTTTATCTGTCCATCGTTCTGAGGTGGCGAGATTAAGATTTGCTATCTTATCGCCATTTTCAAATTGTTTAATTTCTGGATCTCCTCCAGCACGACCTACCAATATTGCTTTATTCATTTTTTTCTCCTTCGTAATGCAAATGATTGTGTTTTTTCGCTTCTATAACCTTCGAGGTCTATTCCATTTAGCTTGTCTTTCACAACTTTAGAATAGCTAATAGTTCCCCCAATAGTTGTGGGGGATAGAGTCCAATGCACTCCAACTACTTTAGATCCTCCTATAACTTTCCCTGTATCCGGATCAATTTTTCCTCCAGAAAACTGTATAGCCTTCTCTTTCGCCTGATTTCTGAGTGATTGATAATACTCAATCTTTTGATCGCACTCATCCAGCTCCTTCTCTATTGCCATCCATTCTTCCGACTGTGCTACTGGGGTGTGTGATTCTAAATCGAGAGCAAACTTCCTCCAGCCATCCAGCAAAACTCTTTGGGAAAAAGGTTCGTGGATATAATGAAATGTTTTCATATTGCTCTCTGTACCATCAGAACAGACGAACCAGCACTCCTTGGACCCCGAGACTAGCATCTGATGTTCGATTTGCCAGATGATATATTCTGGTAAAGATCCCGCATCAATAGAGGCAAACAGCTCTTTATTTTGCTGCTTATGCTCGAACGTGATACTTAGATCCTCGGATAGCCCATCAAAGCTGGCTCCAAACCTACCATCAAAAAACGCTGCGTCCTCTTTGGTCGGGAAATTAAAATCTTCTGCGATCCCGACTTTAGCCTCAAAGGTAATATCCCTCTTTAGGGCAGAGCTGGCTTGCTTCTCGGCTATTGGCCTCATGCTGGCCTCGGTTCTGTGTCCTCTGTCGAACACCATCTGAGTACCTTTATCTACTGGTTTAACTTCACCAGTAGCATAAAAGTCAAGCAGTTCCATCCGGCTCATATATTTAGAAGCCCCCATCATGGCGGGGGCATTAGAAGCGGTAAATACTTTAGTACGCCACTGGAGCCATTCTGGAGACCCCTGTGAAAGATTAATTAATTTCATTGAGTATCCCCTGCTTATAGTCACTTTCTGCCTTTATAAGCCCCTCTAACTGCTCTTCGGTAGGGGAATAGCCTTTATCGCGCATATAGTCGTTAGCAGCTTTTAGTGTGCCGCTACCATCCGCAAGTTTCGCTCGTAGACTTTCGTATGTATCGCTTGGTAATTTTGCCTTTTGATTACTGGGGATAGAATTATCTTCGGTTTCTGTCTCTGCTGGTGTAGCAGATCCAGTTGCCTCATCTCCAAAATCCTCAATTTCCTTTATTGCTATATAATTCCAGCATGTTAGTCCTAAGCCATGCATGGCTATAGCTTTAGTTAGACATCTTTGACGAGCAGTATTTACAGCGAACCTGTTGGGGTTCCTTCTTGGTTGATTTTTATTATCAAGAACAGGCAATATTGATTGATGTGTTTGCCCTAGACTTGTGACGCTAACGACTACTTCTACCTCGCCATTATCAAAGTAACGATCTGGTTCATAAATGTAACTTGCATCTGGCCTGTAATGCTTAAACATAGCCCACGCCATAGACCAGGGCAGATACTCGGCTTTCTTTCCGGTTTTATCTTTGAGGTATTTTTCTACTGGTGCATTGTAAAGCGCATTAAAATTATCACTACCTAGCTCTTTGACAGCATCGCTTAGATCAACTCTTGTTTCGGCACTCTCAAGATCTACAGTAGCGTTCTCTACTTCTTTCTTTGTGGTTTTTATGGGTTTAACTTTTTCTTTAGCTGGCATAGTTATCTCTCCCTTCTGCTTGGGCCTCTAATGTATAAGAGGTCGCATAACCTTTTTGGTAAAATTCTCCATAACCGCTGTCACATTTATTACCATCTAGGCAATCGCTGAACCCTTCTATCCATTCAGCTACAGCGTATGTCATTGAATCGTTTTTTGATGGGGCGTTGCTGCAAGCATCGAAACAAGCTGATACGGCAGTTTCACCGAAGAAGTGTAGTCTTGCGCATAACTCGCCAAATTCTCGAGCGTTATGATAGTCCTCGCACATTGGAGCGAGCTGGTTGGTGTTCATATATCCTCCTTTAGCGGCTCAAAAATGAGCGGCATTTCTGCATTGTAGTGTAATTATTTCGGCAAAACCAGTTTAATATTGAGAGGTATGAAAGAATGTATATTGTTTTATACGATTAAAGGTTTTGATTATCTTGCCGTATGAATATTGTGGACGAGCAGTATTGCGGAAAAATATTCGTTAAATTATATTTGTCCGTTCGGGAGGAAAAACTATGCAAAATATTCTGTCACGCCTAGAAAAAGTTAAAAATACTGGCACAGACAGACGAGGGAGGAATACTTGGAAGGCTTGCTGTCCTGCACATAAGGACGGAGATCCCAGTCTGTTAATCACCGAAGATCCAGATAGAGCATTATTCTATTGTCGATCCGGCTGCCAACAAAAAGAAATACTCGATGCCTTATCTGCTCTTGGACTCAAGGGCTCAGATTTAAACTGGCGATCTGATTTTAAACCAGAAAAGAAACCTGAATTTGGCGACTTCCATAAAATGTTTATAGCGATTGTAGAAGCGGATATAGCCAGGGGGCATAAGTTATGCGATAGAGATAGGGCAATCTATAAGGATTGTTTACAGAGGAGGGCTCAGTTATGAGTTTTTCTGCATCTTCTCTGGCATGGAAGTTAAACCTCAAACCTTCGAGCGCAAAGTTTGTATTGTTATGTTTGGCCAATAGGGCTTGCAATAAGGGCAATAGTTGGCCCTCGGTGAATACGATAGCAAAAGATACTGGGCTGGATCGCAAAACCATTATGAGTGCTATTAGTATTCTTGAGTCTGACAATCTGCTGCATGTAGATAGGTCTAGCGGATCCGCTAACAAATATAAAATTGATTTGAACCAGTTGACTATTTTGGTGAAGCATACCAGTACCGATATTGGTAGCAGTACCAGTACCGATAATGGTATAGGTGATGAGAATAACCAGTACCAAAAACGGGACTTAACCAGTACCAAAAACGGTACAGACCAGTACCAAAAACGGGACACTAATCTATCAATAACCAGTAAAGAATCATATACAGATAAAAAACCAAGTAGAAAAGTTGGCTTGCCGAGTGATTTCATTATCACTGATGAATTCAAAAATTGGTGTGCAGAGAATGGCCATTCAAGTCCAGAAAAACATTTCGATAATTTTGTACTCCAAGCTGAGGCGAGGGGTTATAAGTATGTGAATTGGATGTCTGCATTAAAACGAGCGACTAAAGATAATTGGGCAAAAGTACAAAAACAAAATACCCATCAAAGGGCTGGAGCATATTTACCATGAATGATTTTGAACCAGTAGGAGTGCCAGATTTCAGAGACATAAATATCCAAGAGGAGCTAGCAGCAAGTGAGCTGGATCGACTGGTTAGTCCAGTTGAGTTAGTTGATAGGCTGGAGGCTAGGCGTAATAGTATGCTGGAGGGTATTGAATTACCTTTCGCGCAGCTAAAAGATACAGATTTTAGACTGCATCGAGGGACATTAAACTTGATCGGTGGTTATACAGGACACTTTAAGTCAACAATAGCCAGCCAAATAGGACTGAGGGCCTTGCGTAAAGGGCATAATGTCGGGATAGCTAGTCTTGAATTGTTTGCTGAGGATGTGCTCGAACATTATGTGGAGATTGGTTATACCCAGCAAGAGCCGCCTATGGATTATGTCAAAACCTTTAGTGAGTGGGCTAAAGGTAAGCTGCATATCTATGATCGGATGGATTCCATCGAACCGGAGGAAGCGATCCAGATGGTTATTGCTTTTGCGAAGCATTGTAATTGTGAGCTGATTGTTCTTGATGCGCTGATGATGATAAACGACGTATGCGGAGATAGTGCAGTCGAGCGATCTTTCACGCAAACATTAGCGGCTGTTGCTAAGAAATTCGAGATAGCTATAGTGCTGGTGCATCATGTTAGGAAACCGAGTGGGTTTGAGGGCGAAGAGAAGATCCCAGGGAAGTATGATTTTATCGGTAGCTCTCATCTGGCAAACATCGCGGCAAGTCTAATGATAGTTTGGCATGATAAAGTACAGAATGAATTGCGTACCCAAGATGAGCTGCGTAGGAAAAAGTCTGAAACATTCCAGCCAAATCCCGATTACAATCCCGCTAAAGCAGATATGATCTTCAAGGTTGCAAAGTCTAGGTATGGCAGATATGAAGGGAGTATTGCTCTATGGAGGCACGATAAATGTAGAGGATTTACAAGTGATGAGCATAGAGCCTTAACTCAATTCAATGTCGCGCAGATGGGCGTTACTCTGAAGGAGGTGATATGACTACATCCTATGTCCTGCAGAAGCCCGAGCAAGTTGAGCATTTTAGTCAAACTATTGGTGAGCTAGTTGAAAAGCATGGGCTAGTGACCGTAGATTATAAGGTCGGCAAAACAAGATCTAGTTTTCAACAAGCTGCCCTCGAGGTTTGGTGTAGGAATATTGCTGCACTGTTTAATGAAAGCGGTATCACTCGAGAGATACGATCACCCATATTTAAAAAGGGCGGCATGGAAGTTGACTGGACTAGGGATGCAGTTAAGAATGAGATTTGGCGGCCTGTTCAGCTTGCGCTTACTGGTCATGAATCGACCACGAAACCGACAGCTATAGATTACAAACAAATATCCGATACAATTTTCAGAGCCTTTGCTGAAAAGGGTATGCAGTTACCAGCATGGCCAGTGAGGAATCATGGCGGGAATTAAGCGAACACCAGCAGATATAGCTTTCAGTCTATGTATCAGAGAAAGATCTGACTGGAAGTGTGAGAGATGTGGGACTCAGTATGCCCCTAATAGCAGGGGTCTGGAGTGCAGTCACTATCATACGAGAGGAAAATGGGGAGTAAGATTTCATCCTTTAAATGCGGAAGCCTTATGTACTGGTTGCCATTTCCTTGAAGGCGGATTGAAACGAGCTGATGGTAATCTCACACAATTCGAGCTGGATCTGCTGACTGATCTGGTAAATGATACTGGTTTAGGAAAAGAGATGCGCAAGACTAAAGGCAAGGGAGCTATAGCAAAACATTTCCGAGATCAGCTGGACCTGATGAAGCAGCTCAGAGAATGTGGAGTTACTGGTAGGCTAGACTTTGAGGCGTTTACATGAAGTTAAAAACGTGGGATTTTTTAAAAAAAGAATTAGAAGATTTCGCAAAAGAGAACGAAGATAATTTTAGCCGCCAGCAAATAGTCAGCCATATAAATCCCCCCAAAAAATCTTCTGGCAGTTATGCCCGAATGACAAACAACACCCCTCCAGAGCCCAGAAAATTTATGGTTGCGCAAAAATCTACCATGGAAAAAGCTATGGAAGTTTTGTCTGCACAACTTAAAAAGGGTAGCGGGACTGAACGTAGGATGGCTTCATGGAGATTGAAAAAGATCCAAACTATTTACGTCAAGCATTATGGTGGTAAGAATGGATAAAAATCTAGCCAAACATCTGCTAAAAAAATACGCCAGCTATCAGAAAAAAGAACTGCGTAGGATAGATTACCCAACTCAGTCGCCTATGTTTAAAGATTATATTAGCGGTTATCGGACAGAAACAGCAGAGACAAAAGCGGATCTCAATGCGGAAAAGGTAGGGCTGGCTTTAGCTATTATGAAACCTGGGTTGTCTGGGGTTTTAAAAAAAGTGTATATGGATTCGGGGAGAGTGCCACGCAAGGTACATGATATAGCCCTGCATGGCTTTATGTCGATCTGGGTATCACTTGAAAATGCGGAACAAAACCCGACACTCATCTGAGCAGTATTTAACTCTTTTGTCCTCGGTACAAATATCTACTCCGCATCTTTTACATTTCACGTTTACTGGTTCTTTCGGCCTTCGCATATAAGCTGCTGATTGTTTGCACTTATTACAACAGTATTTTGCTTGTGCTACCGAGTCGAAAGGTTTTTCGCATACTTCACAAATCAAAGTGCGCTTTTTTCTGAGCATAGAAAGCTCACGACCAGCGTTGAATACTTCCATTTCAAACCCTCCCATAACTTACTGGTATATCAGGCAGGCCAGCTTCTTCGCATTTGCTTCGTTCTCTTTCAATCAAATACTCTTCGGCGGCATCATAATCAAAGTCATCTATTGCGTGTCCTTGGTACTCTCCTACACAGTCAACGTCATAGCAGACCCCAGTATCTTCGATTGACTTGGCAACAGTGCTCCCCTCCCAGTCGATCTCCTCGGCCTCTACCTCAATGCGTATGCTTATCTTCATCTCGATTCCTCCAGTGCACTTGCACCTCTGTACTATCAACTTCCAGAGCTGCGTTGATTAACTCCTCGGCTATCTTGGGCTCAAGGGCCCTTAATAAAGCTACTCCTATACGCACCAGTGTTGTCGCTGCGAAGTGCGCCTCATAATTGGTTCGGTTAACCAGATCAATTACATCTGCTTGGAACTTCTGGTGTGCGTTATACTGCTCGATATATCTATCATCAAGCTCCATCTCTTCAAGCTCTTTCGCAGTAAGCTCTTCAAAACTTTTTCGGTTACTCATTTTGTGCTTCTCCTTTCCGCTTCCTAGCAATTCCGGCTGAGGTATTTTCTCTGCGAGATTTAGGTATACGGAGTGAAAATGGTTTGTAGTTTGCTGGTCTGCCGACCTCGCGTGGTACATCTCTCTCGGGGATCTCTTGCACTTCGCCAGCTGCATTTTGAATCCTTAGAACATATTTACCTCGATGCTCCCTCCAAGATATTGCGCATCTCTCGTCATCTGCTATAGCTATATCAGTTGCGAGACTGCGGATCGCTAGAGATTCATCGAGCTCTTTCAGCAGCTTATCGCGCTGTCTCAATTTCTCTTTGATTACTTGTAGCTTTTGTATTCGTTGTTCGTTCATTGTCACTCCTATAGTATTTTTGGTTTGGTTAATATGGTGGGTAATAGGCTTTGATGCACTTTTATATCGCCTCTATCCGTTTTAATTTCGAGATGATAATTCCACTGGTCTCCAGTCCATCTCGCCTCTATCGGTTGCGATCCCTCGAATATATGAGGACATATATCTTTTAGCTGGTGAACGGCATCCATTTGCCTGAGCAAATCATTTATATGATCCCCCAGGGCCTTCAGTAAATTCAGTTCTTCCGCTGCTTTTTCTGAGGCTTCCGCAATTACCATCATGCTAAGTGCATTGTTTTTCTGGGTATCTGAGATGTCATCCAAGTGATTGATAGCTTCCTCTACTGGGATAGCCATCTCTTCGCTCAAGTTTTTACATCTCTCGATAATGGAGTCTAGTGTTTTGTTTTCCATCTTCATATCTCATCCTCCACTTGCAGTTTGGTATTCAACTGGTGCTGGATCGCTGCGATCCCTCTCCTCAGCCAATCCAGCTGGAGTTGGAATATCTCTGTTTCCCAATCTTCATTGTCGTGCAGTCTAGTTAAGTGAGCTATTCGATTCTCTGCTACATTGGCAAGCTCTCTTAGTTCATTGATCGCTTTGTTGCGCTCTTTTATTGTCATGCTCTACCCTCCTCTTGGTAGTGTGTAGGTGTAATCTCTGGTAATCGTGTAGCGAATTGTTTTTTGGACAGCTGTTCTCTCGTCCTGAAAAATCCATCATGCTTTGGATATGCTCTCATAAATCTTCTGGCATAAAAGGCTCGGTAATTATTATTCAATTTGAAGGTGTGAATACCATCGCCTCCTGCATCCATCTCCCACCTGATTCGTTCAAATATTGCGTTGACAGAATAGTGAGCATAGCCTTTGTTTATCATCTGAAATGTAAACTCACAAAATAAATTCCATACTTCGGGGTGCTTGGAATGATATTGAGTTACTTGCTGGCGGATCTCGTCCTCTCGAGTCAAGGGCCTGGGTATGAAAGTACCTGAAACCCTTGGTTTATCTGCCACTGGGGTATTGGTATAATTATTATTCATAGCAATATTATCCTCCAAATAAAAAAATTTTTCGGCAAATCTTACCTTCGATGTAAAAAGAATTGATAGATACTGCTATATACACGACATAACAGTATCGACTATTCCTCTTAACTGATTTTTAGTTGTCCTCTTGCTCAATAGCTTTACTCAATCTTCTGATCTCTACTCTGAGAACGCTAATGATGATTGGCGAGAAGGGCGGATCTCCCATACATATTTCTGGGTTGTTGTAATTGTGAACTTCTTTTAAATCCGATCTTAAAAGCTCTTGCACGTTTCTAAGATGATCTATGCTATCCATGATTGAATTCCTCCCCTGTCTCTCTCTCACAATCTTTTCTGAAACCCAGCTCAATAACGGCTTCCTCCAGCCTGTAAAGCTGATTTGATCGCTTGGCTATTACTGCTATTACTTCTTCCTTCGAGTAATCCCAGCGGCTCTCTGAAGCTCCGTAAGCTATCTGATATATCTGGTCTATGAATCCTTGATCTGATAGTTCAGCTGCTAACAGCTTGTTGATTCTATCCATCACATAATGCATATGACCGCCTACCATCCAATGTTCGATCTCTTGGATCTCTAGGCCATCTTCACCTAGATAACTTTTACCGTTCTTCCAGTTGTAGATAGTCGCTACCATTCCATCCTCGAACTCAATCACCCACTCACAATCAACCTTCTCTCCGAATTCATAGGATTGCTCTGTAGGCTGTCCGAATACGGATACCAGCTTATTGAATGTTGCCCTGATCTCACCCTTCTTGCTGGAAAGGTGAATCAAGTCTGCGTCATACGGTGGTCTGTGTGTCTTGTGCATATTGTTATCCTCCATTAGTTTTAAAAATGTCTTTGAGAGCTGATGCCATCTTCTCTCTGATGTCTGAATACTCTGACTCCAGCGTGTCGATCTCCTTTTGGACTTCATCGAGATCCACTGGGTCTGAGGCCCTAGCCGCTTCCATCTCTGCGAATTGATCCATCATCGCTCTGTTCTCTCTGTCTCGCTTACCATCTGCTACTCCTTGGTTATACGAGGATTCGATAATTCGCTTTAGCCTTTCTGTCGTGTATTTAAATTCCACTGTCACTCTCCTTTAATAATTAAAATCAATTCGCCTGATTCATTCCTAGCCCACATTAGAGACAACGTGTCGCCCTCTCCCGCAATTTCTTTTATCTTTTGGATAGAGATTCGCCTATCGCCTCTCGCGGTCTTATAAAACGTCACTACAGTGCTGCTTTCGCTAGTAGATTCACTAGATATATAGGGTATTCTTACTCGTTCCATTGGCTGCATGTCGTCATAGTCAACGCCAAAAAGTCTAGCTAATTGCCTGATAGATTGATTAGCATCAATAATCGATTTATCAAGCATAGTCTTTGTAATCTTCAGGACTCCCTTATTCTCAGCTGTAAATTCTAAAATCTCACCTAATATTGAGTTTAAATTTTCTGCTGTGCTTGGGCTTGTGCTTGCGCTTGTATTCATTGTTCTATTCTCCTCTTTTTTTAAGTTTTACAATTACTTCATCAATTTCTTCTGTGGTGTGCTTGTTTGGGTCAAAGAATTTCTCATACTGGGGCTCCAGATCTTCGTCTGGGACAGAGACCAGATAATTGAAAAATGGTGATTCCTCCCCAAATATCTCCGAGATCCCACAGCAGAGCATCGCTGCCCATTCCCCAAATTTCTCTTTGGAATCTGAGTCAAAGAAACCTGATCCCATTCCATTTCTTGTATACCAAAATAGAGAGGCGATCTCTCTTATCAGGTCGGGGTCGTGCCAATGATTATTCGATCCATCCAGCCAGATACGAGCTGGGGCTGCTGAGATGAATCCGAGACAGTCGCAAATAGCCTTCCTTATAAAGTCAGGAGCTATAAATCCGTCAAGGCCGCTGTCAAGATCATAGCCAGCTCTCTCAGCGATCCCTCGCCAGTCCTCCGTAAATGATATGGCGTTTATGTACCCAGCTATAAAGATCTTCTCGTCATCCTTCAGTGGGAATGATTCGATAGTTTCATGTTTGAGAATTAAATCCTCAGCTATAGTTTTATATTTCATTATGAGGGCCTCTAGTTCGTCAGATAAGCGTAATCGTTTATTTGAATATACTTCCACCAGCCATACATAATTCCAGCGTTAGGCATCTCATAGGAGATTCTCAGCCGCTTTGGTGTGCGCTTCTCTATCCAGCACCAGCGGTCCGCCTGATTGATCTGCATGCCAAAATTGTCATGGGAGATTAAAACCCTGCGACCGAAAAAGAAAATCGAGATAATTCTTTCGGCCTCTTCAACTGATAGGTTGCTGACTACATAATCTTGAAAGCTCTTGCGACTGGCGAGAGAATCCGAGAATCTGAGATTGACTGTCCCTAGATTTTTATCCCTTTCGTAATCAGCTCTTATGGCGACAGTCCTTCCGTTGATTTCAATGTGATCTAAAATCCCACTGGTACTAACAGCTTGTAATGTTTCTAAAATCATTTAACTATCTCCCAAATATTTAGCGATTATCGTTATACCTGTCTCATCAATTTTCCAGACAAAGTTATAGAATTTCTCGTCCATCCAATCTGCTCCAAATAACTCTGTCATGGATTTATTAACGAGATCTATTGTTGCTCCTCTGGCGGTGTCAGATACTTTCTTGGCTCCGTTCTCACTCCAGTCGATACGGACGTTAGGGGCTCTTCCAAATATATCCATATAGGTTATGTCATATCGTCTGTTGGCTGTTTGGTGCGGACAGTTCTTTACCTGTCGCCACGCTCGGATATTGCCTCTGTTCATTGTTGCCTTAGTCTCGACAATAATTGGCTTTTGTCTTGCTGCTACATACTGTCGAGCTTGTGGGAGAGACATTCTAATTCCATCAATAAGCATAACCTTCTGGGGCACAGCGGTGCTGCCCATTGGCGAATGTCTGCGGGTGCTAGGCTTGCTCCGCTCAATAATTGATGCGTTGATCTGAAGCCTATTTGCCTCAGCCAATAACTTCTGGCAGGCGTTGATACTTTGATTTGGTGTGCTTTTCATATTGACTCCTTAAAGACATTAAAAACAGAGGAGGCGCCAGTCTTGACTAATCGACCGCCCTTGAATTTATAGATGGGTACCCTGCGGAGCGAACCAACTTCCTTAGTGGTTCTAACGTGGTATTTTTGCCCTTCAATGCCACGAAAGTCTCTCAGCCGCTTTTTCATCGCGGAGAGTTGTAGATCGTTGCTGATGTTTGAAATGTAATACATGGGTTCTCCTTAGTTGGTTAATTTAATCAACAGAGATAAAAGCGATTTCTCTCTGCTGTCTTGGTAATAAAACTCAGCGGTTGATCTGCTAAGTTCTGGGGCTCTCTTCAGTCGAGCCAGCTCATCTATCGTTAGACGATAAAGAACGGCTGATTCGTCAGCTGAGAGCGTTAGATCTAGTGGTTTACTCATTCTTCAGTTTTTCCTCCCATTCATCTACTGAAACCTTTTGTCCGTCAATCTTTGCTGACGTAAATAATCTTCCTCCTGATTTCCAAGTGTCGGCCTTCCACATACCTACTGGGGCTCTTGTCTTGTGCGATCCGTCTTTGTTCTTTGTCTTGAGTTGAATTAGCGGTTTTCCAGCGTCCAGCCATCTCTGGTGCTTGGCGGGCGATGTCTCGCGGAATTTGTGCTCGATCTGTTTAACGGTGTTCCACTGGTCTTGATCCTTGAATACCTCGCGGATCTCGTCCTCTTTCATGAAAGGACAGTAAACACAGCTGCTCTTGACTACCTTGAGATCCATCTTCTCGAGATAGTCTAAACATATCTGGCGAGTCCAGCCCCACTCCTGTAGGGGATATTCGTATTCGTTCGTATCGTTCTTGGGCTTGGTGAATCGTGCGGATCTGCGGCCCTCGTCTGCTTCAATACCAATTAGCATTGTGAATTCTGTATCTGGGTAAGTAGCGGTTAAGAATCGCTGGATAACTTCAGCCTTAAACTTAACTGAACAGAGATGGCTAGCCCCTT